ATAGTCAACGGTTTAGCTGCCAATAAGATAGGCATTTTTGCCCCCTAGTTAGGATAGTATAATGGATTTTGAAAAATTTGTAGCATCAATCGTACAAGAGAAGTTTAAACAGTATGATGAAGATGCAGCAGACGCTAGAGAACAGCAAGGCATTGCACAGACAGGTTTAGGTACTAGACCAATGAGTGACAGACCTGGCATGACTAAAGAAGTTGTAGATGAAAAAGAAGACAAGCCAGTGTCTACTGCTACTCGTGTTCTCACAGACATGTCAGATTATTATCAACCTGATGAGTTTCCTACACAGGATGTAAGAATAGATAGCGCACCTAAGTTTAGCAGTCTAAACAGATCTACTGTGTTAGATATATTAAGTGCTAACCGTGACGGTTTAGAGAAACAAGGTATTATTAAAATGCCTATGGGTATGCTACGAAAGCCAGATCCTACCTTAGACATAGATGGACTACAAAGCAGAATACTAGATAAGTTAGATTATAAAACACCAAAAGGGAGTCCACAAGATATCCAGTATGGTGCAGAGTTACAAAAACTAGGAGAGGTTAAAGATGCTGATACAGATATTGATGTTGACAGGGATGCTCCTGCTGGGGGAGGACAAGACAACCAGCCTAATGTAGATGATATACCTACAGGTGGTCTAATGACTAAGCCAAAAGCTAGACCAGATTTATTTTCTCCAGATGAAACAACTAAAATAAAAGCTGTTCAAAAAATAGTAGGAACAAAAGCAGATGGAAACTTTGGAGCAGGTTCAAAAGCTAAACTAAAAGCTTGGCAGTACATGCATAACTTACCTACCACAGGTGAGTTAGATGAAACAACTATGAATGCTTTAAAAGACCCTGACACGTATGACACAAGAGCAATAACTAGAAATAATTTTATACAGAGTAAAACATTTGATTTGTTAAAAGGTGTGGAGGGATTTAAAGAAGAAGCATATATAGGATTAATACAAGAGAATAAATATAAGTCTGGTTTAACAGTGGGAGCAGGTCTTGATTTTGGTCAGCACACTGAGGATGCTCTTATTAATATGGGTGTTCCTAAATCTATGATTGACAAAGTTAAAAAGGCTGGTTGGATAGGATTAAACCCTGACACAATTATTGACCCAGAAACAGGTCAAGCAGCAGCTAATAGAACTATTGGTGAAAAACTTCTTAAAGCAAAAAAAGAAAAGCAAGAAAATGAGGGAACTTTTCCTACTTTTACTTATGAAGAGTTGGCTGCTTCTGCTCCTTCAGTATATAAAATATATGAAAATGCAGCTAGGGAACAATATAACGAAGCTGTAAAAGCATCTCCACTAGATGAAGCATCTTTTATGTATGATTCTTTTGATGATTTAAGCGAAGATACTAAGGCAGTTTTAAGTTTAGAAAAATATCATAGAGGTGTGGACTACGATATATCCGCAATGATAGTTGGAGCAAGAAAAGATGATGCTAAATTAACAGCAAGTAAAATAAAATCTAAATCACGTAGAAAAAACATGGTAGATTTTCTTAACAAAATAGGTTTTTAATAATGTTTGGATTACCACTAGAACTAATCACTATGCTTTTCTCCACTGTACTAGGTGGGGTCATGTCTATATGGGGGCAGTCCATAAAGGCTAAAGAAGCTAACAATAAGATGCTTATGGAACGTGCTAACTTCAACAGGAAAGCTGTATCTGATGCACGTAACGCAGGTAAGAATGACAAGCACTTTGCTTGGACTAGAAGATTAATAGCATTAGGTGCAGTATTTAGCATTATTGTCTTGCCAAAGCTAGTCGCAGTGTGGTATCCTGAAGTTAACGTTTATGTAGGATACACAGAAGCAACTGGTGGTTTTATGAACTGGTTGTTTGGACCTGATGAAGCTATACAATGGAAGATGGCTAAAGGTTTTGTAATCACACCACTAGATACACATATTGTATCAGCCATAGTAGGATTATACTTTGGCGCAGGGTTTACTAAATAGGAAAATAAAATGGAAGTATCAAGTTTTGGAGCACCAATACCAGGACAATCTTTGTTCTCTACACCAGGAGATAGTCCGTGGGAACGTCCATCAGAGTTAAACACTGTAGATGAAGCACTTAGTTTTTACTTTACTAGTATGCGTGACCCTGAGATAATAGATGACTTAATGACTGTAGTTGACATGGGCATACCTCTAGCTCCTATAGTTAAGACTATGTATATGTCCTCTGTTATGAAAGGTATACACAACTTAGATGTAGGGCTTATAGTTGCTCCTGTACTCACTGAGTTTCTAGCTGCTGTAGCTAAGTCCTACGACATTGATTTTAAATACAGTGGTGTTGATCCTATGGAAGAGAAGAATGCAAAAGAACAACAGAAAATACAGATGATGTTAAGAGCAGCAATAGACAAAGGCATAGAAGCTAGTGGTGAAGAAGACAAAGGTGTAGCATTACTAAAAGAAATGGCAATCTCCCTTGATGAGCAAGTTGAAGTAGAAGTAAAAGAAGATATGAAGGACATGCCGCCAGAACCTGCAGAGTTACAAATGGTTCAAGAGCAGGGTCTGATGTCAAGGAGAGGTATGTAACATGGCGTTTGATTGGAGTTCGTTTACAACTAACTTTCTTAACACAGTTAGTACAGGTATAAATCAGCGTGTCCAAAAGCAAGCTGAAGAAAATGAGTTACTACAGGATGAGTACAAAGAAGCTAAAGTTGTATTTAATAATAGAAAAAAACTAGTAGACAATGGCATTATGTTAGCAGGTAAAGCTAGAGGTCTAGGCGCTAATGACATGCAGATTAAAGCTGCCATAGCTTCAGGTGAGTCAGGGCTTGCTAACTTTGTAAAATCGTTGTCTAAGTTTACTGCTGCTAAAGGCAATGTTCAGCTTGGCACAGAAGAGATAAATACTTTAGTAGAAGGTGCAGAGTTATTTGAACCTAACGAAGTAAACAAGTTCTTAGAAAGATCTTATGGCTTACTATCAGATGAGGCTGCTGTTACTGAGACAGAAGATAAACGAAGCACACTGCAAACCATATTTGGTGTTGACCCTGTAGGTTCAGCTAGGGCTAGTTTTGATCCAGAAAGAATGAGTATAATAGAGTTGGCTAGACAGGATGCTTACAGTAGTCTAGCTCCTGACAGAGCATCTGTGTATCTTACTACGGATACAGCGTTAGCTAATGTGTATGATTCTGTAGAAACGTTTCAATCATTTATGGCAGAAGAGGCGTATGCATTACGTCAGTTAGAAAAACAAGATTACTATCAAACAGCACTTGGGGAAGGTGAGCAAGAGCAACTACAGCAACAAACTAGAGCACGAGTCATAGGAAAGTATGTTAAATTATATGGAAATGATTTTATAAAAGATTACAAGAGTAGTGGAGCAACAGGCAATAATCCTTATGTAGAAAGTTTATTTACAGATGCAGTAGTTAGTGATGAGGAGTTAAGTAATAACATCAAAGTTCTCAATGAAACAGATCTATCAAAAGCACTAAAGGACGCTGTTATAGCAGACAATGGAACTTTACAAACTGATGCAATACAAGATGGTAAGTATACTATAAAGTATAATGTAGATGCAGATGGGAATCTAATAGGTGATATAAACTTTGTAAAGAAGATGTCAAATGGTATGTTAATTACTAATGATATAGATTCAAGTGATCCAAAAAACATAGCGGAACTTAGAAAGCAAGGGTTTGTAAATTTACCAGAGGTAGCTGTTACTGAACTAAAAGTAATGACGTACTATATCAAAGATGGTAAAGCTGTAGACGGTGTACCTCCTAGACCAGAACTAGGTATTGGAAATGTGCTAGGTGGTGCTGGCATGGGCGGTAAAGATATAGAAAAGATACTGTCTGGAGAAATGGCAATACCTAAGAATCTAAGACCTGGACAGTGGGATGAACTGTTTGGGGATACACATGATCCTGAAACAGGCAAGAGGCTTACGGCTCCTAAAGGTGTTGTAGGTTTAGGAAGTCCTACACGTAAAGGACAAGACCAAGACCCTAACTTTCAAGGTCCACTATCCAGTGCTTTACCTCAGTCAGGCTTTACTAGTGCTGCATCTGACCTAGAGACTAGTCTATATAAAGACGATGGTACTATAGATGAAGCCATCAGAAATATTCCAGAGGATAGTTTTCTAGCAGGAGAGCCTGTTACTGTAGAGGAGCTACCGCCAGCAGACGTTACAACAGGAAGAGTACCTGAACCTGAACCAGCTCCAATTAACGTAGTCTCTACTCAAGAGTTTGGAAGACAGAGTTTTTCAGTAACTCCAGATGGGAAAGTTTATATAAATGATCGTAAGACAGGTAAGCCTAAAGCAGAAGTGACAGACCCAGTTATAAAAGAATCTGTGTTAGATCAAAACAAGCAGTTTATAAGAGGGGCTGTAACTACTTTCTTTAATGATGCTAAAGAAAAAGGTTACACAGGTGATAAAGCTAGACTACTAGAGGCATGGAAAAGATTTGCTGGCAAGAATAGCTTATCATCATATGTAACTCAACAAGTATTAAAATCAATAGAAGAAGGTAGATAAGTATGGCTGACTTGTACCAAGGAGATGTAGCGGATCTGTTTGAAGACTCATACGGTACGTCTTTAACTGTACCTAATAAGAAAACATTTACAGGTGACGTAGCCGACTTGTTTAAAGATGACTATGACGATAGTGAAAATCAAATATTTGACAGTAAACTTTCTGGTAAAAAACTAAAGATAGAGAACTTCTACGAAAGAGAAAATCTTAATATAATACGTGAGTACATGTACCGAAATAAAGGTGAAGACTATCGTACTATGGAAGATGATAATAAACTAGTGAATGACTTTGTTGATCATATGAGGTGGTTCAATGCTAACACCTTATCAACTGCAGGTGAGGTACAGTTTGTACGTAAGGGTAGTGATGCAGACAAAGCTGCAGCAGGTGATGCGTATAGATTGTACGATAGTTTAGGTAATCTTTTTACTAGAGGAGAAACTATTGGAGGACAGATAGACGGTATAAAGGATTACATTTTTGCTGCAGCAGTAGACCCATCAAACTATTTAGGTTTATTAACTGGTGGTGTAGGTAGAGCAGCTACGTTAGGTGTGACTACCGAAGCAAAAAGAAGAATAAAAAATGCGGGGCTAATTGCATATAAAGAGGCTATAAAAAAAGGTGCTAACTCAGAGGCTGTTAAGAAAGCAGTAAAATCTGCACAGGATGACCTGATAGGAAAGATAGGTAAGGATGCTGCAACTAGTAAAGCAGGTAAGCTGGCATTAAATCAAGCTGCAATAAACACAAGACGTGAAGCGTACCGTAAACTAGGCTATACATCTTTAAAAGACTTTGAGAAAAGCAGACAGCTTAAAGGCAGAGCAGCGGAGTTAGGTGGAACGTTTGTTGCAGATGCTACAGTTGCAGCCTTTCAAGATTTAGCTATACAAGATTTATACCTAGATGTGAATGTAGACGATTCTGTTAACTCTATAAATAAAAAACAATTAATGCTTAATACAATACTAGGCGGTGCTGTAGCTCCTGCATTCTCTTTAGCTGGTAGTAGTGCGGCTGCATTGTCTCGTTCTGTTGGTAAGAAGACTAGTCTAGCAGATGCCACAAGAGAAATGTCTAAGCGTAAGTTTGCTACTAAGGGAACAGTAGATGCTGACATAGGTTTCGAGGCTACTAAAGTTATTCGTCAAGGGTACAAGTCTTGGGCTGATAAAGTAAAAGCTGGCGATGACATACGTGGTGCTAGAGATATGCCAGAGGGTTTACTTGGTGAGATACTTTTAGGGGCAGATGGAGAAGCAGGTCTTGTAGGAATGCTAAAGCAAAGAGGTATCACAGTAAACAAGGATACTTTTATATCTGACTTTTTAACAGATGTTATTCGTGTAATGCCTGACGAAGATTTTATTGCGTTGTCAAAAGATTTTGAAAGAGGCTCTGGTATATCTTTAGGAGAGGTAGCTACAGCTAAAGTAAAACTTAGTGATGTGATAGCATCTTATGCTAGTGGGCTAGGTAGAGAGTTGTCTGTTCTAGCACAAGCAAAAAGTAAGTTAAACGCTGGTGTTGTTATGGGTAATGACCTAATCAATGAAGCCCTAGATAGAAAAGAGATACGAGATTCTTTAGAAGATGGGCTTACTGGGTTTCTAACAAAGTCGGGTACTTTTAAAACAGGAGCAAAGATAAGCTTAAAATCTAACAAAGCTAAGAGGGGCAGCATACTAGAAATGAAAGATGGTAAGGCTCTAGTTGTATTTGATGGAACTAAGAAGACTGCTAAACCAAGAGAGTACGAAATAGAAAAGCTAAACTTAGTAGCAGATAAAGAAAAACAACCTAAGTCATTAATGTGGTTTCAGAATGTGTGGCGTAGAACACTGGTGTCATCTGTGCCTACAACTGCAGCTAACATATTTGGTTGGTCACAGTATTACTTAGGTCAGTCTGTAGCTGATACTTTAAATGGTGGTATGTTTTATGCATACGGTATGTTAAGAGGTAACACAGATGCTGGCAGAGAGGCACGAAGAGTAGGTAAAGTGTACGCACAAATACAAGGGGATAAGTTTAGAAACTTACTTGATCCATTTACTACACATGATTCATACATGAAGTTCTTAGAAGAGAATAAGAATGTAAGAGATTTACTACACGAGACAGTAGGTGGTACTGGTGTGGAAATATCATCAGCTAAGTTTGATATGAATCCAGATGGTAAAATCTACAAAAATGTAGAAGCTTTTGTTAACGCAGCAACTAAACTTACAGGTGTTAGAGCACAAGATACCTTTACTAAATCACAAATGTTTATGACAGAACTAGATAAACATCTAAGAATAAAGACCAAAAATAGTACGAGTCTAGCAGAGGTAATGCGTACCAATAATATTAATGCTATAGATGAGGATGTAATAGGATTAGCTTTAGATAGCACAATGAAAAGTGTTTTCTCTAAAGACTACACTACAGTGGATCAAATGCCAGCTATAAGAAATGCAGCTAAGTTTGTAGAAAGTATTTCTAACATACCTGTGCTAGGTTCTGTTCTACCCTTTGGTAGATTCTTTAACAATACTATAGCTACAGTTTATCAAGTTGGGCCTCTTGGTTTAGTATCTCCTACTGCAGCTATCATGCGTGGTAAAGCAGACATACAAACTGCAGAGGCTTTTAGTCGTGCAGCAGTAGGTACTACAGGTTTAATCATAGCAGCTAGGATGGCGCAAGAGAATGAAGACAGTGGCAATACGGCTACCATGTTAAACGTAGGTGGTGGCACAACCATTGATACAAGAAATGCTTTTCCTATGTCTGAGTTCTTAGCAATGGGTAAACTTTTAAATCAACTGGCTAGTCAAGGTAATCTTGGACCCTTGGGTAATGTGTTTGGTGGTGAGACAGAGCCTACTATTGAGAGAAGAGGTAATATACCTTACTATGATACATCAACTCAAGAAGCTATTAAAGAATCTCTTGTACAGATAGGTGTGGGTCAGTTTGCCCAAGACATTGAGTTTGGTAACGACATGTACAGAATACTTAACATGATGTTTGATGAAACAAATGGTGAGGCAGGTGCAGCAGAAATACAAAGACGTGCAGGTAGCTATGCTGCTGGCTTTACTAGACCTTTTCAGACTATAGATAGGATTGTAGGTTTTCTTAATGATACGGATATCAACAAAGACAAAAGACAGAAAGCCATAGTAAATGATAATGGTGATGTAGAGTTAGTTAAAAGAGGTGGCCTTGAAGTAATGTCTCTGGAAGCTACGAGATACATAGACAACATACTAGACATATTCCGTGATACTAATGCAGAGAGTGATTTCAGTCAGTTACGTGTGGCAACCAGAGAGGGAGACTTATATGATCCTAATCCATTGTCATCTATCTTTGGTATAAGAGTAGTTCCAGGTAGGACTGCTTCCGAAAAAGTATACACGATGGCAGGGCTAGAAGGTTTTAAAGCAAACAAGAGAAGCCAAGTAGCTATGTACGATAGGTTGTTTAATGAAACAATGGCTCCTATGCTAGAAAGAAAAGCTAGAAAGTTATTAGCAGATAAGAAGTTTATCAACGGTACTAATACTTACAGAAGACAGGAAGTAAGTAAGATATTAAAAGAAACTAGAAGTGTTATAAATGAAGCCATGCCTCATTTGTCTGATAACCACAGGATAAACAAAAGCAGATACGATACAATAAACTACTCAGGTAATAGTGAACAGTTCAAGAATGCCAAGAAAACATTTCACAAGCTACGCTTAGATAAGTTACGCAGTGAGGGTGCTACTGATGCTGAACTCAAGAACTTAAAAATAAAAGACCCACTAACAATGAGTGAAAGTGAGTTGACTCAGTTTAGATCTATACTATCTCTGTACAAAGATTTAGCTAAAGGAGAATAGCCGCCAACAGTTAAGTCAACGGCTACCCTTTTATTTTAGACCATACTTTTCTGCAGCGTACTTGGCTATCATAAGTATGTCATCTATGTCTTGTAAAGCTCTGACTTTGTATATATCTTCACGTAGATTTTCTTCTATGTGTTTTCTTACAGGCTGTAACTTTACTTCTAGCTCCTCAAAGAAAAGCTTTAGTTTTTTCTCCATGTGTATCTTTGCTTCACGCTCTATATTCATTACACCTCTGTTGGTATCTCAGTACAGTAAGCAGACACAGTGGACTGAGGTGATGGTCTAGCACTCATAAGCTCCCCACGTATGTAAGATGCACCATCTTTGCACATCTCCATAGTAGGATACACATGATTTACTGCTTGAACCTGAATATATCCTGGGGCAATAGACATTATAAGTACTAGAACATACATTACTCTGTGCTTTCTGCTTTATAAGTAGGGTCTTCAGCAGCAGGTGGTGTAGTTATTTCACCAAACCATCCCATTAGGGCTACTATAACAACAAATATTCCAAACGTTTCCATTTATTTTCCTTTATGTTAGGTCAACTATCTCACACGAATCGCCACTACAGGCTAGTGTTTGCATAGCTACGGTGTTATCTTCCTTTTCATAATCACACAAAGCTGACCATTGTATGTTACGAGGCATAGACTTGAGGAGTTTGTTGTACTCTTCTTTGCTACACTCTTGATACGGTGCTTGTTGGTATGTGTGATCTGAGTGGGGTAGGAAGGATATACCACTCATCTCATCAAAATGTTTATAAACAAAGGCTCCGACTTCTAGCCACTCATCATCACGCACAGTGCAAGTTATGCTAGGTTTGTGCTCTGACCAGTGCCTTTGGTACATCAGCCATGTCTCTAGTTGTTCTATGGCTGTCATGTCGTTTCTAGTTACGGCTTTATTTGGAGCCTTAACAGGAAAACTAAATACTACAGTTGTGTCTGGTTTCATAACGCATGGCTCATTAGGTATGCCTTGATCCTTCATAAACTGTGTTAGTGGATCGTTGATATCTCCACGTACAGTCCGTATATAATATTGGCTGTGACGAGCATGGATACCAGATGCAGAATCAACAAGTTGTGAAACTGTACCGCTAGGTTTTACGCATGAAATGGCTGCGCTTGTTGCAATGCCAAGGCGGTCAGCCCAAGTAGTATTAGTACGAACAGCAACTTCTCGTAAATGTTCAAGTGTTTTCTCCAATCCTTTATTTTTTGTTGTCATTAATGGGTTATCCATTATCCCTGTGAGAGACAAACCAAGCAATCGCTCTTCTTCTGTATTTCGCTGCCACACCTTTCGCAAGTATGGGAACTTGGTATAAGTTGATTGGATAGTTCCAAGGATCGTTGCAAGGCGCACTTTGCGTTCCAACGTGTCCACATTATCTGTTGCCCTAACCACAACTTCCGTAAGATTGCAAAATTGATTCGGTCTAAGTATAATCTCACTGCAAGGATTAGTTCCAAACTCAAAGCTTGCATCACGTTTACCATACTTAGCAGCTTGTTTCTTAGATGCTTCACGGTTAAATATTCCCCTTTCACCAGACTTACTTTCAACGAGTGATGTCCACTCACGCAAGAAGGACTCCATGTCAGGCTTCTCTGTGTAAGATACAGAGTTGTTTGCTAGAGCACGATGCCCTGCGTTTTCCCACCACTGTCCTGACTTAGCGTGACGCATACGATCATCACTCAGGTTTGATAATGATATCATAGCACTACGTCTAACGCCACCAGAAACTACAATCTGTCCTACAAAACAAATAATATCGTGGCACTCTAAAGCATTTAGTTTACGTCCTTGTGCGTTCTTAAATGTTTGTACAGTAAAGTTAAACAGATCCACCAATGGAGCAGGGCCACTAGCTCTACCACCAAATGTTTTTAGCCTAGCACCTGCAGGTCTAACCTTAGACATGTTCCACTTAGGTATCTCACCTGCCCACAATAAAGCTAGTAGCTGTCTGAAAGACTTAGCCCAACCCTCTTTACTGTCTTGTACAACTATTGTTGTTTCACTTTCAAACAGATCTGGCACTTCGGGCAGCTTGTTTATGTATTGTCTTTCAACACTGAAACCTGCACCTGTTCCACAAAGAAGTATCTGCATGATTTCATCAAATGCTTTTGGATCGTCAACAGTTACGTAGCTACAGTTATACATACATGTGTTGTCTCTGTCTGCTGCTGGACCTGCTGTCATCATAGCTCTCATGCTAGGCATGATTTCTAAGTTAAGTATAGCAAACATTAGTTCATCTTTAGTATCTTCATCTACTTTATTACCTACAACATTATCAATGTAGCGTGATACAGTCTCACTCCAGTTCTCTCGTCTGCCCTTTTCAGGTAGCCACTTGGAGTATCTAGACTTATATATAAATGTCTGATAATCTGTTGGTAGTATGTTGTTGTTATCTAGTTCGTTGTAATATTCAAATGCTTCGATGTCACTAGCGTTGATCATAGCCTCTCCCTTATATTTAAATTTTCTATGTTTACATCATCTATATCGTGAAACGTATTGTGTATTAGATCGTGTACATCCTCCACATGTGCGTCTTCTACGGTTGACAGAACGTTACATGGCTCATCTACTTCTAGTAGAAATGTAACGCTAAACTTTTTCTTTACTATCACTTGTGTATTTCCCTCAATGTTTCATTAGCCCAAGTCAAATACTGTTGTGCTTTCTTTAGATCCTCTACAGGCGTAGCATTTTTGTACATAGCTCTGTGGTTGTACTTCATAACGTTACCTCTACAGTATGCTACAAAACCTTCTTTACCTAAGACTTGTTTAATATAATCTATACACTCAACCCCATTATCTAAATTATAATGTGCAGGTTTATCTACTGGATCAAAACTAATTATATCTGAATCATCAAACAGTGTCTGTCCGTTCATAGTAAGTGTATCTATCATTGTATCCATTATGCGTTTCCTTGTGTCTTTGTAAATCTAGTAAGCTTTAAAACTTTACCCTCTGTGCCTTCTACTTTTTCGTACAGGGGTAGGTCTTCTTCTTCGTAACCTACTAGTTCGTTTCTTCTTTCTTCTACTAGATTATATAGATCTTGATCATATTGTGCAAGCTCTAAAAATGCACCCATCATCGTAGCCAAGTGTACTAAGTATGAGGTGTCCTCTGGATTTAACATGCTTAGTTCGCCTACAACTAGACCAGTGTTTAACTCTCCTGTCCAGTTACCTTTACCATCAAAAGAACAAGGCTTCAAAACTAAAGCTACTTCATCCTTTCCTACTACATATTTTGTCATGTTACTTTCTTCTCCCCCTTAAAAGGTATGAGTTTAACTTTAATAAGCTTGCCTCTTTCTTTTAGCCAGGCTTCGGGTATGATACGGTGTTCCCACTTAAACTCGTGCTTGTCACACCACTCAAAGTATCTAGACTTAGCACCTTTGTACAACTTTGCTTTGCTGTTACTGAAGACAAACCGTATGTCTAGCTCTGGATGTTGTTCTCTTATGGCTAGATGTTTACGTCTGTCTTCAGTATCAAAGATACCTTTGGTTTCTATTATGATACCATTATCTAAAATAAAGTCAGGCGTGTACGTTCTGTAGCGTAAGTCTTCCCACTCTATCTTTAAACGTTCATACCTGACTTGGTTCTGTTTATCTTTTAGGTATTCAGCAATATCACTTTCTAATCCACTGCGATACCTTCTAGAGCTACTCCTTCTTCTCTTTGGGCTTCTCAACCCACGCTTCGTTTTCTGGGGTGTCTGGGTCATCTGCTATATAATGTCCTTTTTCGTTACGAGCACGAACCATCTCTGTCTCTTCGTTTAAAGACTTTTCTAGTTCTCGTGTCTTCATCTCCCCTACAAACTTAACACACTGTAGCCAGTGCTCTAGCATATTAACAGATACTAGGTTCTGCTGCAACAGTTGCACTATCTCTTTTTCTTTATCAGACATATCGTCTGTTGCATATTCTTTATCGTTGATTGTTATTGTAGTCATTAATATTCACCTCTTAGTTTTGTGTAGTGTACGGTTGGTGGTTCTTTCTTACCACTGTATACCTTTGATGGTAAACTCTTTAGATTAGGCCAACACTTTATCTTATGATTACAGAAAGTGCAGGACTTGGGTAGCTTGTAATTACCACTAGACTTACCTCTGTATACCTCTGGCTCATCCGTAAAGCATCTCTCAAATGGTGCATTGCTTTCAAGGTAGGTGTGTACATCCTTTATCTTTTGTAACACTCTGTCCTTGTCTACCTCTGCTGCAGAAACATACTTGAAGCTACCGTTGTTTTTATTTACAACCCACCAGCCACCAACTTTTTTGTTAGCTGCTGTGGCGTAGCCTACAAGCTGTGGTACATAACCAAAGGAGTCACCTTTCTCTAATGTGTAGAAGTCAACAAACTTATTTTCGTATGACCAAGTACTAGCTGACTTAACATCATCTATCTTGCCATCTAGTAGCATGTCATACTCACCTGACAGTTCGTCTTTATCGTTGAGTTGCATTGACACCTTTTCATTATCACCAAACTGCACTCCAGATGCTCTGAGCAAACCTTTTAGTAGAGCCTCTACCATATCACCAAATATCATATTGACTTTGAATGAAGTAGGCAGAGGCTCCTGATGATCGGGATCATTCTTCTCGAACCATAGCTGACACTTCGGACGCCCAACGTTGGACATCCTAAGTTTAAACTCTCGCTTTTCTTCAGCAGCGTTGAACTGCTTATCAAGAGCAGCACCAATATCTTCCTTGATTTTATCAATGATATCCTGAGACATCTCAGATTTACCTTCGATAGCACTCCTAAGATACTGATGCAAAGCTAGTTCAGCAGGGTGGTTCACTGGTCAAAGTCCTCCACATCAACTATATTGGCAACTATATCCTGGTCAGATGGGGATAATGTTTCTACATTTTTCTCTTCCCACTTACCAATAACGTACTCGTTACTAGAGTCTACATAATCTAGGAAGTCTTGTAGTGTTTCATTATCACCATCAGCTAGGCCAACGAACTCACTGAGGGAGGCGTTAGTCACCATGTATGGGTTGCCGTTAGGTAAGCTACGTGTTTCACCAAGTAGAGCTATGGTGTGCTCTGCAGGTGAGATCTTCTTCTTCATTAGTTTACCTACTACGGCATCAATGTACTTGAGACTGTCTCTGTTCTTAACATCCATCACAAAGTCAAACTCATCATCGTAACCTGTAGCAGGTTCACCACCTTCGTAGAAAGCACCAACTAGTTTAGCTTTACCCATCATAACTTTGACACGGCTAACACTGCGTATCTGATCCTGTTGATCTTTGGGTAGAGCTTGGAAGTCTTTGATGTAACCTGACGGTCTACCAAGATTGAACGTACCAAGTGTATCTTTCAAGTCAACGTTGAGTGAGTTAGACATGACAGACTTCTGCATAGTCTTGTTCTCACTATCCCAACGCTGCCACTTCTGACGCTCTGCAAATAGTCTGACTTCTACTTCTCTGGCGTATACTACATCATCTTCAGATGTAATCTTGAACACAGGTGAAGAAGCTACCTTGCCATCAACAACTTCCTGTATGACTGTACCTGTAATCCTACGTAGACTAGACTGTGACTGTGTTGTAGGGCTTGAGAAACCCATAGCATCAGACAAGTTCATGTTGTCTACTTTAAGTGCGACTGCATTTTCCATAATTTTACCTTTCATATGTAAAAAGTTTCAGAGTTAGAGTTATATCATTAAACGTCTTTTGTGTCAAGCCAGTTGTCACCTATTTTTGATTCTAATAACAAAGGAACGTTTACTTTTATGTTGTATTCTTTTTGAATCATATCATTTAGATTAGTGTTAATCAAATCAATTGTACCTAACACATCATCTATTTCGTCAGGGTGTGTGTCAATTACCATACTATCGTGAACACTGTTAACTAAACATGAGTGCATAGGGCGTAACAGACGGTCAAGTTCTATCAGTACAACTGGTACGACATCTCCTGTAGCGAAGCCTTGCACAGGATAGTTCTTGATCATAGTGAAGTGCGACACAGTGCCGTTCTCTCTACGTATGACATCAGGAAATGCGTACTGTCTGCCACTGACGTTGGTTATCTTACCCTCGTTGACAGCCTCGTTACCTAGTCTGCTGTGCCAACTAGCTATGCCCTTATACTTCTCAACAAACTGCTTATAGTACGCAGCCTCTGCTTTAGATCTACCATATCCAGTAGCGCCAAAGAGAGGGGCGAATGTATGAGCCTTTGCTTCCTGTCTAGATGTGGGTTGCCCTGCATCACTGATAACCTTTGCAGTGTAGGAGTGTACATCAAACCCTGTGTCTATCTCGTGCATGGCTGTCTTGTCCTGTGCTAGGAACGCAGCCGTTCTAAACTCAAGTTGGGCAAAGTCACTCTCTATTATTTTGCCACGATCCCACCTTGAGATGAACACACGTTTTATTGGGAAGGTTCCTCCTCTGGGCATGTTTTGCATGTTGGGATTTCGTCCAGAGAATCTACCTGTACTGGTGATATGCTGGGTAAGGGTGATGTGTAGTTTGTCACTTCCTTTACAGTTGGTGATAATACCATCCACAAAACTACTAAGATAACTGCTAATAGCACTAAGCCTTTTAAGGTCTTGTAAAAACTCATTTGCTTTCTCCATATTGTTGTTTTTAGCTGTGGCTATAAGTGCATCCAGGTTTGTCTTACCTACACCGAAGCCATTGGCACTGACCCACTTCTTACTTG